CACAAAGCCAAGGGTGGACTTGTTGAGATGATTGATATATTTGAGGTAGCTTAATGGTTGAAAGAAGAATTACAGGTGAACCAACAGAGGTCGTATCTGAGTCGATTACTGTTGAAACACCAGAAGATGAGTTAACAATAGAGAACGTTGAAATGACAGATGATGGCGGAGCTATCATTAATCCTGTTGAAACACCACCAGAAGATAGATTTGATGCAAACTTAGCTGAGTTTATTGATGAAGAAGATTTACAAAATTTATCTTCAGATCTTATGCAGGAATACAAGGATGATAAATCATCAAGAGATGAGTGGTATGATTCATACTCAAAGGGTTTAAAATTATTAGGATTTAATTACGAAGATAGAGCACAACCATTTCAGGGTGCAAGTGGCGTTACACATCCTCTACTAGCTGAGACAGTCACACAATTTCAAGCACAAGCATACAAAGAATTATTACCAGCTAATGGACCTGTAAGAACACAAATTATTGGTGAGCAAAACGCTCAAAAAGAAGAACAAGCACAGCGTGTTCAAGAGTTTATGAATTATCAAATTATGCATGTGATGGAAGATTTTGATCCAGATTTGGATCAAATGTTATTTTATCTACCCTTATCAGGATCAGCATTTAAAAAAATATATTTCGATACTACACTTAACAGAGCAGTATCAAAGTTTGTTCCAAGTGAAGATTTAATTGTTCCCTATAGTGCAACTGATTTAGCAACAGCTGAGCGAGTCACACATGTAATCAAAAGAAATGAAAACGAAGTGAGAAAGATGCAGGTTCAAGGTATTTACAGAGATGTTGATCTTCAGTATCAAGATGAACCAAGCAATTCAAACGTTCAGGAAGCTGTAAATAAACTAGACGGTGTGAGACCTACTGGTTCAGCATATAAGAATGATGTCTATACTTTGTTAGAAATACATTGTGATCTTGACGTGCCAGGTTACGAAAATGATGACGGAATAAAATTACCATACATTGTAACTATAGACGAAGGTTCACAACAAGTATTATCAATTTACAGAAACTTTGAAGAAGAAGATTCGTTTAAGAAAAAGAAACAATATTTTGTACACTACAAGTTTTTACCTGGCCTAGGATTTTATGGTTTTGGTTTAATTCACATGTTAGGTGGATTATCTAGAACTGCAACGTCAGCTCTAAGACAATTAATAGATGCAGGGACATTATCAAACTTACCTGCAGGATTTAAAGCTAGAGGTTTAAGAATACGTGATGATGATAATCCGTTACAACCTGGTGAATTTAGAGATGTAGACGCACCAAGTGGCGATTTACGTGCAGGTTTATTACCGTTACCATACAAAGAGCCAAGCGCTACTTTATTTCAACTTTTAGGTTTTGTTGTACAGTCAGGTCAACGTTTTGCCACAATTGCTGATCAAAAAATAGGTGACAGTGTTGCTGCTAATGCACCTGTTGGAACTACAATGGCTTTGATTGAGCGTGGTTCAAGAGTGATGAGCGCAATACATAAA